ATAATTACGTGGAATACCTTGGATCTGTTCTACAAATCCCTTCCACTCGTCAGCGCGTTGTTCATAAACGCCATCAAAGACTTCGTTGATAATCGGCTCGACTACCGCACGAAAGTCTGTACTGCGCATTGGGGTTGCCATTTGCTAGTTCCTTTCGTTAAATGTTAGACCGAAGCCTTGGGCGCTACAAACGTGTTGTTAGCGATCTGTACTTGAACAATCGTGTAAGTGTCACCCCAAGCATTTGTTTCGCCGGGTGGGTAAGCTACTTCACGTCCTAGACCAATCACACGAACTTGACCTTGTACTGTAGTAGCTACAGCAGCGGCTGCTAGTGCGGTGGTTGAGAAACCAGCGCCACCGTTACCGATGGAGATACCATCAGCAGTTGTGTAACCAGTTGCAGTACTAAAGTCATACTGTGCGCCGATAGAGCTGGCGTCAGCAGAACCATTGATCTGCGCTTCGTAAACCATAGCTGGATCTGTCCAGAGCCAGAAAATGATTTGTGTGTAAGCATCTAATTGGGTTTTAGAGGCCCATTTAGCTACAGAACGACGACCTTGGGAGTCGGTAAACTCTACGCCATCAAATACGCCGTACACAGTACCAGCGGAACCGCCGGTTGCTGATGCAGCAGCAATTGTTAATTGGTTTGAGGCATTTAGACCAACTGGCTGATATTGATAGAACGCTTGACCAGCACTCAAAGAGTAGGGAGCGTTGTATGTGTTATCAGTAGCAGCTTGGAAGGAGTTCGTACCCACGAATGCAATGGCACGATCCAAACCGCTTGGATGGTATGCAGGCTTCAGACCAAAGGGTTTTAATGTTGTGGACATTAGTTTTATTCCTTTGTTATTTTGAAGAATGTTATTGGAAGCGAATATTACTATTTGCTTTTGCGGCCTCTTTTTCCATTTCCAAGACTCCACCTTCAAGAATAGATCTGCCGCCTTTGCCGTCTTGAGCAGTGCTCCGAACGGATGCGGTGATATTGCGTTGATGTTCAAGGGGATCCTCGAGGTGCATCATGCGCATCACTTCTTGATAGATTTCTTCTGGTAACTTAAAGAGAACCATCTCGTTACAACTAACACAGCCTTCAAACTTGCCCGAGCTCATTTTACCTAGCGATTCAAAGCCTTTTCCTAATTCCGCGGCTTTCACTGGCTCATAACCCAATGCCATACGTTTGTCGATACTGTCATAATTATTTGTGGTGGACAACCAACACAAATGGAACCCAGCGAGAGTGCCGTCTGGGATTTCAGGTAAGGCGCTGTTTTGCCACCTGTCACGGAACGCCTCAATACGTTCCCTATTTGAATCTTTTTCGCCTACTGTTGCAATACGATCTTTTGTTTCTTGAACACGATCTGCTAGGCGATCATCTATATCTCGTTTAATTCTTGCGTTTGCCATTTTGATTATCCTTGACGGTTTTGTTTATCGAATTCAGCGTATGCTTTAATCATTTTGCTGCGACGTGCGGGGTCATCCCACGCACCAGCATCTTTGATTGCTTGTACACGCTCTCTACTAAGGGTGATAGTGTTTGCTGTTTTTCCAGAGGGGTTTGCTGTCCTACTGGATGCAGTTGGCGTAACACGCCGCACACTACTTGCTCCCTTTGCCGAATATCGATGTGGCAAACGAGCAGACAGTCGATTATCCAACTCGTCCCAATATTCGGGGTCTGCTGGATCCCAACCTTCTGCTGCTAGATCTTGATCGATCACTTTAGCAATACGACTATCTGTGTCTCTTGCTTGTGGATCATACCAAGTATTCTTTTTTAACCAACCTGTAGCATTTTTTTGTACCTCGGTAGAAACCTCGTTAGGTACATTTTGCTTTGGTCGTTTGGCTTCTTCAAGTTGTTGCTTTTTGTAAGCTTGAATTTGTGCTAACTTTGTTTTAGCATCTTGAAGTTGCTCTAAATACTCTACTTGTGCATTAGCATCATTTGCTTGTGCTGCTTGCACCAATTTCATTTTGGCATATTCAACACGAGTTGCCTCGTCTTCAATCGCCTTATCGACTTGAGCAAATTGATAGGAAGCTGTTGTGCTTTCCAATTTTAACAACCGTTCTGCTAATTCAGCATTACGGCGCTCAAGTGCAGTAATCTTGTTCTTTGCCGTGTATTCACGCTGTTTGGCTAGTTCTTTCTTTAGCCTACGCTCTTCACGACGTGCTTGACGAATACTTTCCCGATCTTCATTTGTTTCGTCGGGTTTGTCTTCGTTATCTACTTCACCGCCTTCAGCATACTGTTCGACATCATCATCTTCATCTTCGTCGGACGCATCTTCAGACTGTTTTGTTTCTTCTGATTTAAGGGCATTGTCCTCTTCTTTAAAAGGATCTTGCTCAACTTCAAAAGCAACTTTTGCACTACCATCTTCCAGTTCTTTAACTGGGATATTATTATCTGCCATAATTTTCTTTCAAAATTAGTCTACAAAGGCTTTCATTTTCTGCGCATATTCAAAACTTCTAATGCGAGAAATGATCTCACGTGCTTGTATGGTGATAAACACCACGGGAGCACCGCCGTCATCGGGATTTACTACGAATCGATCACCACCGTATTTGATTGTCCGAACTAAGTCCCCTTCTTTACACCAAGCGCCTTCAATCCAAGGCTCTAAGTTATCGGGACTTTTATATGCTAATGGTCCAATCTGTATTACTTTGGCAACGGTTTCGTTAAACCGCAATGTTTGTCTAGTTTCATCAACCAGAATGATTCCACCTTTGCTAGTGGTTTTTTCTCGCCTTAACTGCACAAGAACTCTGTCACCAGCTACATCAATGCCAGGATCTATCGTTGGAAAACATTCTTCCTCTGAGCGAAGATCTGGTTCGTCTTTTTGATTTAAATCGAGTGCCATACGGCATGCCTCCATAAAGCCCTACGGCTTCCATTCGTCGTTTTCTGAATCCTCTCGTAAGAGGCTGTCTAAAATCGCTTGGGCTTGTTGTATGCCCTCACGATTACCCAAAATTCTCTGATAGTCATCAAAGTTATGGATGTTGGAACCAGAGGCTAGTGCCTCGGTTATATCTTTGTCAGCGCTTTTCAAGCGCTCGATTAGTTCGGAAATTAAGTCCTTCATATTACTACTTATGCAAAAAGACTAAAATTTCCGCCCCAATTAATAAAAATTGCCGCCTTTGATATCTTTGAGGTTTTTACCTGGACCGATAGGTTTAGCATTTTTTAGGTTGCCTTGTTTAGCACCGATCTTCCAGTTGTTGTCACGGTGTGAGCCAGATGGGCCAGCATCAAGGCTTTTCTCGCCGGGGCCGCCACCACTGCTTAACTTACCAGTTTCTTGGTAGGTTTGGCGAAAGCCTTTTAAATTTTCATCAGACATTTGTTACTCCTGTTGGGGGTTGTTGTTGTTGTGCAGCTTGTTCTAATTGTGCTTGTACTGCTTGGGCTTGTTGTTGGAATGCTTGTTGTTCAACTGCAATACCATGTTTTAAAATCTCAGTTTCGGCAGTTCGAGTCGCTTGAATGGCGGCTTGGTTTTGCTCGTGCTCTAGTTGGCGTTGCAGTTGATCCATCTGAACACCTGCAGAAATTTGTGCGACTCGCTCTTTGGCTGCGTTGTTGATGTTTGCCAAGGCAATGTCTTTTGCATTCTTCTGGCTATCAATCTGGCTTTGGGTGTTGTACTTTGCCATGAGTTCGTCAACTTTTTGTTGCAACTCAACGATCTTGATGTCAAAGTCTTGCTCTTGTTTCTTCATTTCCATCTGAGCCTTCATTTGAGCTTCTTGTGCCTTACGCTGTGTTTCAGCCATTTGAGTCTTCATGAGTACTTGAGCCGTTGGATCAGACTCTGCCATTTGCTGGCGTTGAGCTTGCTGACCTTGTTGTACTTTCTGGATCAATTGCTGGATCGCTGGCTGGATTGGCTGGAACTCAACCTGCCCATCCATCTGCACCATCTGCGATGCAATCGCCAAGGCTTGTTCGCTGGTTTTATCCAATGGACGCTCTTCGTTAAGTTTAAAGATGTCTTTGCCATCGGATGCTTGGCCAACATAGTTACGCATAGTTTGCAGATAGTGCAGCGTAATGTGTTGTTTCAAATGCTCAAGCAAGTGCGGGGTAAACGCTGGTCCAATAATTGGATTGGCACCGTAGTTTGGATCCATAGCAAACATCAAATGCACCTTGATGTGAGCCAAGTGATCTTGATCGGGGTACGCCGCTGCGGGTCTGCCCATCGTCATTGACACATTCTCCAACGCTGGGTTGGCTTCTTTGATGCCGTCTGGGTTTGGCAATATGTCGTTAATGTTCGGGATTTTCAGTTGGCGTAAAATGCGTAAATGAACTTCACGCATGTTGTACAGTTGGGGTGAGCCTTGTGCCAGTTGCAAAATGGCTTGAGCTTGTGCCAAACGCTGGGTTTCAGAGAAAATATTAGGATCTGAAACGGGACGAATATCGTTGTTGACTGCAAAGTCACGAATCTCAATCGGTTCACCCGATTCGTTGTTCATCTCTCCCAAATACCAATGATTGATACGAGAGAGGATCGCTAATGACTTGGCTTGTGAACGGTGTAAACGAGCGTGGATGCTGGAGAATACTTTTGCACCTTGCTCGATCAGTGCTTGGGTTGTACCAACAGGAGCGTTGGAATTAACATCACGGATCTTCTCTTCGGATGTGGTAACCACACCCTTGGCAGCATCGGTTAGCCATCCAAGCAGTTGGAAGAGCACATTGGAGGGCTGATTAAACGGCAAGGGCATTGCCAACTTGCGTACATCGTCAACCCCGGGTGCGCCTTCAATTTCTAAAACCTGCGTCGGTTCAATCCTGTCGCTTTGTCCGCTGATGCGTCCGCCTTTAAGCTTGAGCATCGTTTGGCTATTGTTAATATGAGCAGCGTCAAGCAAAGCACGTAAAGCACCGGTAAGAGCAGCAGAAAGGCCACCAATGAGATGTGGAAGGCCAATAGCGTAAGCGCCACGCCAAGGAATGAACTTAAACTCAACATACCAATCCAATTTTTCCAGTTTTTCATCGCCATAACACCAGTTTCTGTAGAGTGCCAACACCTTGCTGGTGGAGTCATCAATCGTTAAAATATACGGGGCACGCTTGCCTTCGGTTTCTGAATCATCATCTAAACGCAAGAAACAGGTGATTTCATAAACACGACGCACGCCATCAACATTCTTGGATGGCTCTTGCTTACCTTCAATCTTGTTATTTGCTTTTTGAGATTGAGTCATTTCATCTGTCTCAATCGCACTAATGTAAGTCGTGTCTATGTCACGGTAGATACCTTGATCTACTCGCTGTTGGAACACATCCTCAGTAATGTCTTGCACTTCGGTAATACGAGCCGAGGTGTAGAAGTTGGTTGTTGCGTATGGTAACAGAAGGTTATCAATCGGAATCCACTCTGTCATCGGGCGTTTTTGTTCGTAGTCGTAACGCCACTTCAAATACTGCGAACCACCTAACGGTAACTGAGTGAGCAGTTGCTCCATCTCATCACGGTACTCTTGCACTTGCTCGGTTAACTGCCAGTTAAGGAAGTTTGCCTTGCGTTCTGCCACTTCTAAACGAACACGATCTGCCTCACCACGAATGTGGGACTTTACGATACCTTCTGGCGGAAGTAGTTCACGAGTTGACGAAGCCGCGAAATCAACGCAACTTTCTGCCATAACTGGGTGTACCACCTTACTAGCGCCATCAAACGTGGCACCGCCTGGTGCGTCTTTACCAAGACCGGTTCTTCGTAATCCGTCTTCATACTGTTTATCTCGTTCCTTACGTGACTCTCTATCGACATCAATTAAATCCAAAAATTCTGTTGCTAATCCTTGTAGTGTGCCTTCGTCCATGGTTTCTGCCAAGTTCGCATAGAACTCGGGATTCTTCATAGGACCTTCGGTGGCAACATAGTTGATGATGACAGAGCCATCTTCTAACTCAATCACCTCTTCATCTAACTCGCCTTCGCCTTCTAAACCAAGAGACTCTTCTAATTCCTCAATCTCTTGCTCGGACATTTGCGTTTGCTCGATGTCTTGATCACGATCAAGCGACTCAAGCGTTGCTCCTGCTTGGACGGGGAGAATGGGGTTTGCCATTAATTAGTTTCCAGATAAATGTTTTTGAATGACAAGTTTACTCATGTCATAAAACGGTGTTGTCGAACCACCCGCATTAAACACTGGCATGGCGTTTGCTAAACCTTCAGCAGAAATACCTTGCGGCGGTTGCGGTGGTTGGTAATTATACGCTTCTTTAATCGATCCAAGCAAAGGTTCGTTTTTGGGATGCATAACCGCACCAAAGCCTTGCCCAAATTTATCGGTGTATTGGTTTCCTGTTTGGCCGTACATGCTAACGCCTGTGCCATTCCAAACGGTTGAGAAGGGTTTTTTTAATCGCATTGCAGTTTGCATTTTATCATACAATGCTCCGCCAAACCCAGCGGAAGTATCATCAAAGCCTTCTTTCATTAACATTTCTGCAATCATTCGAGCTCTTGGGTTGTTCATGTTCATTTCATTAAACCCAAAGTCACTACGACCTTCTTGCATCAACAACGCCGCCAAATATTCGGGCGGTAGTTGCGGCACGCCATACTTTTCACCCGCTCTCATTGCCTTGATGAAATCTTGCATGGTGGTTTTATCCACACGAGACGGCAGGGTTTCCAATCGATCTTTTGCACCAAATTTATTTTGCGGGTTAGAGCGATAAAACGAAACGGGGTTGGGTGGTGTCATATCTACCAACGGACCAATAGAACCCAAACCGCTCACGCCATCTTGCGTGGCTGCTCGTGATAATCGAGTAGTTGTGCCCGGCGACGGTGGTTGACCACCGGCTTGCATGTGAGGAATGCCAGCAGACTCAAACATCATTTCTTGGGGTGATTTGATTGGATATGGGAGCATAGGGTGAGAAAGTTTAGATAAGACTTCTATTACTACTTATGCAAAAAGAGATGTGTTTCCGCCCTACACCGCATAGGGGTTGTATCGTTTCTTACGCATCTCATCGTCGGCATAGTCGTAGTCTCGGTGGGGCAGGGGATCGAGCGAGATCCAACCCGAGTCCCTTAGAACCCGTAACGCTTGGGATAGGGCATCGACATAGTCATCGTGCCCACCAGACTCTGGGAACGAACAGACTTGACGAATGAACCGTTTTGCCCAATCAGCAAACTCGCCAGGTATCTCGGGGTTCTCTGGCACATACGCCTTGCCCTTGGCAATGAGCGGTGCCACGATGTTCAAACGCTGCACTTTGTCCGCTTTGCCCGGGTTGTAACCCCGCACGGGGGTGCCAGACTGCTGGAGCTCTTGGATGAGCGAAATGCCTGCCGACTTATCCTCGATCAGAATAAGGTCTGCTTTCCTGCCCTTGGCAAAGTCGTTGTCCGCACCGTACACCACCTCTTTGTAGTCGTCAACCACCTTCCTACGCAACTCGGGGTAAGACATGTGAGCATCCCATGCATCCAAAAGGATGATGCAAGTGCCTTTGTCGGTGTCCTCAAACACGCCCCACACCTCGCATGCGGTTGGGTCATTGACAGTCTTTTCCGAAGTCGCTGGATCGTATGAAGCGATCACATACTCCAAGACTGGCGTTGGTTTCTTCGCTGGCCACATCTTAAACCACTTACGCTTGACAATACCAGCGTCTTCTGGATCAAGGATCGCACCGTAAATCTCCTGTTTACCAAGGTCGGTGCCTTCGTATGTCTCAAGGGCTTTAAAAAACGATTTAGAGAGGTTGGCTCGGTTATCGTACGAGCTGGCGTTCACTACATACACATCGCCCCCCACCTTACCCTCGTTTAAGTCAACAATCAACTCTCTGGGTTTGGGGGTGGTGGTAACAATCTGCTGAACTCGAGCTATGCGTGGGTCACGCAAACGCAAGGTAAACTGTGCTTGATCCCATGCGTCGTCTAGGTAGTCAAACGCAGCTAACTCATCAAACCACGCCCCATGGAATTGCTTACCTCGGTAACGCTCTGGTTCGGAGCCGGGGATGCCTTGGATGATCGAGCCGTTTTTAAGGTGGATCTCAAAAAGCGACTTGTTGTAGGTGTCGATCAAGACGGGCGGGATGATGTTCATTAAACCCGAGTCACCCTCAAAGCATGTCGCGCGAATGTCGTTCGATGTCGGGGCAGTTACGAGCCATCGGGTACCGCCGTTAAGGGCTGCACGCAGTCCAATCCAGTTTGAGGCGGTATAGGTCTTACCCGCACCACGACCAGCCAACATGAGCATGGTGTCATACTCGCCGTTGTCGGGTTCTCGTTGGTGATCAAGCGCTTGGAGCTCCCAACGCACCCGCCACAGGGCTAATTCGAGTTGATCCTTGGGCCAATGCTTGTTTTTCTGTGCAAAGTTAGCAAGTAACTTTTCTTGTCCTTTGGTTAATGCCATATTGGTAAAAATCCTTGTCCTACGACAAATGGTTCGTCAGTAACGATGTGTATACTGGGTTTAGGGTCAATCTTTTCGATGGTTTTTACGATCCTACGATCAAAATGCTTCGAAATTTTGCGACTTTTTTGAAGGGGATTTAAAAAAAGTTGCGACTTAAATGCAAGTTGGTGCGTAAAAGACGATTTATTCTCAAAAACTTGCGTTTTCATGCCAAGAGACTCGCAAATCCCTTGCAAAACAATCAAAAAGTTTAAATTTCTACTAAAAATCAAGAACTTATCGAGTTTTTCGTTGTACGAACCTGGTTTTGTGGCGATCACACCCCGTAACAGATCAATTCGTTGCTCCACCGAGCCAAAGGTGTACTCGATTGGCAGTTTGGACGGCACAGTCTGGTACCGAGTAAGGAAGGATGTCCGAATCGAGGGGCGAATCTCCATGACATTACGGGATTGCATCTTAAAACTCCAGCCCGTTTTGCGGATTTCCTTTTGCACATACTCCACCACGCTCTCCCGTAACATGTAACGGTTGTTCGGGTTGGTTCGTGTCATCCACATCCCCACGATAAAGGGTGGCACGGGGTGGTCTTCAAACGGAAAATGGATGGGCTTCGTAGTACGCACCGAATAAAACCCCTGATCGTACCCGCCGTCTAAGCCACGCTCGAGCATTTCTAAGGGGCTGGCATAGCGTTGCTTTGCCCAGCGTTTGTAGATGCCACGGTAACGGCTTTCTGTTTGCCGATCAAAAAGGGTTTGGACGGGGAACTTGGTGTGTTGATCCACATCCACATAAACCCCATCGGACAGTGCCACGCAAAACATTTCCGCCGGGGTGTAAGTCTGGATGCTTTTGATCTGGATAGGTTTGCCCTCCTTAGAAAAGACCCAATCACCTTTGGATAAGTCTTTTGCTAAAGCCCAACCATCTAGAACAGGGATGGGGGTGCTACTTGAGATTGCCATCCGCAATCCAATCATCGAGGTACTGGTTTAATGGTCCTCGAATCTTTTTAATGATATCCCATGGTAATTTGTTGATGTCCATAAAATCGTTCACCGCAATTCGATACCTTAAAAACGCCAGAGTCTCCCTATTAAAAACGGAGGCTGGCACTTGGACTTCTTCAAACGCCGTAGGGGTGCAAATCATTACTAAAATCGCTCCGATGCTTTTATCGGGTTTCTCAAGCAAACCTTTGATTTGGTATGCGTAATACTTAATCGTCATATTTAGACCTGCGTCGCAGCTTACCAGCTTGTCGCCGTTTTTTCAGTTTGGCTAGTCTATCCCGTCTTAGCGCTTTTTCAAAAGCAATCGGACTGAGCCAACGTTCGCCACGGAATCCGTTGGATAGGACGTCGGTCCTGTAGTTGTAAAAAAACATATCGCCGTGCTGATCGCCACAACGGTATGGGGATTTGGTAAGTGGATTAAGTCTTTTCATACATCTACTTATGCAATTTCTATACAACATCCGCCCTATTGTATAGAACTATCCATAGTATCCACAGAAGACAGGATACAAAAAACGATGTTTTTGTCCACCAGCCCTTCTTCCAAGTGATTGATTTTATTCCAATGTATAGAACTTCAATCCACAGTATCCATAGTATCCACAGTATATTTCACTTATACCCCCTACTAGTATTATTCTTTTTTTTAAAAGAGAAATAAAAGAGAAATACTATGGATACTATGGATACTATGGATTTGAAATTTTTTATTTAACTTAATCAAGCACTTACGACACTCAAAAGTTGTATAGAACTATCCACAGTATCCAGGATGCAGTGCAGCAATTTTTTTTTATCTTTACAAATCAAGCACATAACTTTTGAGAATCTATACATTCTATGGATAGTTCTATACAGCACCTAGTAGAATCAATAACTTACAGCATTTCTAAATGAGAATGATTATCATTTGAGCCTAATTCTATACAAGTTTATTCCACATTATGAAAAATAAAAAAATATCGGGAAATTTGCACGGCCTTGAGATTGGTGTGGGACCCCCGCGCCCGAAACTCAGGGAGTCAAAAAAGGATGGTGCGGCGCAACAAATTGCCCCCCTTGGTTAGTAAGCACTCACTAACCTGACAATGCACCAATTTGGTGCAGCGCTGAAGTAAGCACTTACTTACTTGCTGCAGTGCAACAATGTGGTAAGTAAGCACTCACTTACATTGGCTAAGTTAGTGAGCACTTACTGACCAGTTTGGTTAGTTAGCACTCACTCACTTCCTGGTCGCACCAATTTGGTGCATGGCAATTTGGTGCAGTGCAACAATCTGCTAAGTTAGTAAGTACTCACTTACCGGCCGACCAGGGTTTACCCTAATAGGGAAAGTACCTATTGACAATTTAGGCTGCATTGTTTTGGTGCAGGGCGCACTAAATTGGTGCTTGCCAAAACGATCCATATTGAACGATCGGCATTGAGTTAAGGGGTAAGTATCAAAAATAGGCAAAATGCCACTATGGGGCTATACGAGCGTGCGAGAGGCATAGGGCAAATGCGATTGATTATCATCTAGAATGACAAGCAAAAAGTGTACCAATCAAGACCAGGGATAACCCTATTAGGGTTTATTTATCTGTATTTTGCTTTAACTAAACAATAAAATTATGTTAGTAGTAAATTTTATTAATCATTTACAAGGTGAATATATGCAGACTAATAAACCAGTAAAACGCAAATCCTTATTGGGATTTGATACCAATAGCAAAACAGTAAAGGGGCAAACCCTAGGATTTTATACGGGCATTTTATACTTAGCACCTAGTGACATTTCGGGTTTTCAAGTATGCCCTATGGCAAAATTAGCACAATGCGAAAATGCTTGCTTGTATAGTGCTGGTAGGGGGGCATTTACCAGTATTCAGAATGCTCGCATTGCTAAAACCCAATACTTTTTTAATGATCGTCAAAATTTTATGCTCAATTTGGTATTGGATATTCAGAAGGGTATCAAGCAAGCAAAAAAGCAAGATTTAACCCTTTTGATTAGATTAAATGGTACAAGTGATATTAAATGGGAAAATGTGTATTTTGATTATGAATTCATGAATGGCAAAATTAGATCAATCACAATTTTCGATCTATTTCCCGAAGTACAATTTTACGATTACACAAAAATTGCAAATCGGATTGACATCCCAAAAAATTACGATCTTACATTTTCTTATAGTGGTGTAGTGACATTCCAAAAATATGTAAAAAAAGCAATTGACAATAAAATGAGAATTGCAACAGTATTCAGAAGAGTAGAAGACATCCCTACAGAATTTTTGGGTTTGCCCGTTGTTAGTGGTGATAATTCAGATATTAGGCATTTAGATAAACCTAATAGCATTGTGGCATTGTATGCTAAGGGTAAAGCAAAAAAAGACATGAGCGGATTTGTAGTAGATATAATCTAGAGTATTGACTATTAGGGCATTGAGTCAATGCCCTAATGGATCATTATTCAATGATCAATAACATAGGAGAATTCAAAAATGAATAGATCAATTTCAAGCATTGCATACGATATCAAGCGAGTATGGGCAAAACCATATTTTGGGGCAAAACCATATTTGGATGCCATGACACAATTAAACAATATTAACGACAAATATTTTCATGACGATGCAAAAAGCGTGATTATGTACTTTTTAGCGAATGCCAGTACTTTTAGGGGCAATGATGCGAAGGTGTTAAAAGCAGAATTAAAAGAAATGCTAAAACACTAAACCAGTAAACCCCAATAAACCCCCAGTTTCATACTGGGGGTTTTTTTATGCCCAAAAATCGGCCATAGGGTAAACCCCTATTGACATTTTTAATTTGCCTATTTTTTAGGCAGCCTGGTCAGGGTAAACCCTAACGATCAGATCGTGCCATATTCAACGATCGTAACCCTCCCAATGCACTTGTATCAACTGGGCACAAAATCGCTCTGAGCTCGTTTTAATCGGTTTTGGAGGGTTTAGTTAAAATCTATCGATCATGGTATGGCAGCATTAGGGTAAACCCCTATTGACCAGCCCCGTTTTTTGGTGTAGTGCTGGTCTTAGGGTAAATACCTATTGACAAGCCAAAATGCGCCAAAAAGACCAGGGTAAACCCTAACGATCAGATCGTGCCATATTCAACGATCGTAACCCTCCCAATGCACATGGATCAACCCCAATCAAAATCGCTCTATGCCCCTAAAAACCAGTTTTAAATCGACATAGTCAAAATCTATCAAAAGCCTGGTCTTGATAGTAGGGGAAAGTCCTAGTATTAATTTTATACCACTATGGTATTTTAAGGGTAGGGCAATTGTGCCTATTATTTGGAGAGTAAAAATGACATTAGTAAAAAATGCATTTCCACGATATGACGATGATTTGCCCGTCATTGAAGGGTTTGAGGATCATTCATATAAGAATGATGCTTGCCCATGTATTGGTAAGGATTTTGGTAACGAGCAATATTTAATGATTTATTGTGATTACAAAAATCCAGAGTTAAGCGAGTGCCATGATGGAGGCGAAAAGTATTATCGCTATTGTGTAATGCTCGATTTGGCAATGGATCGCAAACAAATCAATCCAAAAGTATTGGGTAATTTTGAAACCATTGACGAAGTAAAGCAATTGGTTTTAAATAAAACTGTAGAAGATTTTATTAACATGGAGGAGGTATAAAAATGAATTCTGTAATTACCTATTACGGAAAACCCATTAAAACAATTCGACATGGAAAATTTAAAATTGACTATGTCGATTGGGATAAGGGGGTTAGATTGTTGGAGGTAAACAAAAAATGTCACCAATCAATGCCGAATTGGGAATTTAATTTTTTTATGAATGTATTATTAACACTTAAATATGAAGGGAAAATATAAAAATGGATAGTTATCAAGCAGTAGGAATTGCAGAGGGTTTCATTGAGTGCGATGACGAGGATACAGTTTTTGAGGCTTGGCAATACTTGCATGACACTCGATTGGGTTACCAGTTACAAGGACATTTTGGTAGAACCTTAAACCAATTGATTAGTGCGGGTTTAATTGTCAACAACCCTCCTAGGGCAGCCTAACTAGGGTTTACCCCTATTGATCTACTAAAAACCATTCTATAGAGTGGTTTTTGTTGGAGTCAGTAGTTTGTTTAATTAACAAGGAGAGCATTATGAATTTTCAAATTAAGGGTTTTAAATCATGGGCAACCGATGATGGTGGCGGATACCAATTTAATTTGTATCTCGATGGTAAAAAATTTGCGTATGTCCACAACGATGGCAATGGTGGGTGCATTGATATGAAATTTTATGATCTTAAATTTATGGGCGGGCAATACGGGTGGGATGAGTCACCCTCCGCCATTATTTGGAATAAGTATGTCAAATCATTAGGACAATGGAAATCAGAATTCGGTGCAATCAATGGCACAGAATTTTTTGATCACGATACTGATACTGCAATTGGCATATTGGTGGAAGAGTACGAAATGTCTAAGCATCGCAAAAAGGGTATTTTGTTTAAGTTATTGACTGATAGCGAAAATGCATTTCGCACAATCAAAACCCATGACATGGATTTGGCAACCAAGCAATTAAACAAAATGTTTGGCGAGGGTAAATACCTATTTATTTAATGTTGCCTAGTAGTGCATTCTATGAGTGCATTACTGGATCAATATTGATCACTTATTTACAGGGAATTAACATGGCAAAAAAGAAATTCAAAATTAGAGTCAATGCTCAATTTGATTTGGAAGTATCGGAAGAGTATTTAGCAAAATTACAAAAGTACGATTTCAAATGGGCAATTTTTGATAATTGTTTTCGCACCAATAAAATGGAAAATGTAACTGCAAACATGGAGGTATTAGAAAATG